GTTAATTTCCAATATGCTATTGTTCCATTATCTTCTAAGTCACTTACTAATTTTATATTTGATGTTGCTGATGGTTCTTCTAAATTAAATTCAAATTCATAACTTTGTACTGGTATTAAGCCGTTTATTGCAGTTTCAAATTTTGTATTATCTAAACAAGTTGTATCTATTGTGTTTGGTGTACCTCCAATATCTGGTATTGTTTTTAATCCTTTTATTTGTGTATATGTGCCAGCCTCTGTTGTTGAATACTCTAATTTAGTACCATTCAATGCATTATATTTTTTCTCTGCCATTACTTTTCCTCCTTTTAAAAAATTAATTTATTATTTATTTCGTTATATTCCACATATCCTGTTATTCGGCTCTTTCTGATATTATTTGATATTGAAACATCTTCTGAACTACATTTAAAGTTTAATTCTTTCAATTTGTTCATAATATTTTCTGTAGCTATATCAACTATTTCTGTTGTGTTTTCTTCTGCTTTTATTCTTCTTGTTATATATCCAATTATTGAAACTCTATATGTATAATTTCTGTTCATATCACTATTTATATAGTTTTTATTTAATTGATAACCAAAATAAGTTGTATTGTCTTCTACAATATCATCTGATATTATTTCTCCACTATCTATATTAGCTATTTCATTTAGTTTTTCTTGTATTAATGTTCTCATTGTTGAGCCTCCTTTACAGCTTGAGCAATATTTCTTTTATACATTTCTATATCTTCTTCTAAAGCTGGTTTCCAATGTGGTTTTGGCTTTTGTGCTTTAGCAACATAAAACTCTACACCATCTATTAAAATTACTTTTCCTATAGGTCTATCTATTTCGTCTGCAGGTACATACCAATATTGATAACCACTCATTTTAAATGTATTAGTATGTCCAATATGTGGTTCTAAAGCATATATACCTGTTCCATTTTCAATCATTCTACCTATGAAGTATCCATCTTTACTTTTTAAATCTGTATATATATTAGTACTTATTACTCCATCTTTATTTTCAGTATCACTTACTTGTATACTATCAACATACTTTCCTGACGAATGTCCTAAATGCTTTATTACATCTTTTTGTATTTGCTCTGCTGATTCTCTTTGAGCTTTTATTAGTTTTTCTTCTAACCTCTTTTGAAAACTACCTAAGTCTTTACTTAATTCATTTATTTTTTTCATACTAATTCAATATCAATTCCTTTACTATTTACAGATTTAATTTTATATTTTGCTTCATTTATAAATATAAAGTATTTGCTAATATTATCAGTTGTGTTATTTACCTTAGATTTTAGTAATTTTTCTAAATTAGATAAAGGAGTTTTTATTCTTAACATATTAACTATACTAGCTCCATAGATACTTGCACTTATTTGGTCATCTAATTCTTGTTTTTGAACTTTATAATTATCAATAAATTCATATTCTTCTATACGACTTCCGTTAGGCTGTTTTACTGTTATAGACTTTTTTAGTGTTACTTCTTCTAAATATCTTAATAACATTATTTAAGCCTCCTTAAACCATTTTTTATGATATTATTTCTCATCTTATCGATAATATCTTCAAATTGACTAGAAACCCCACTCTCATTCAAAGATAATAATCCCTCTGAACCTCTCTGAATGTATTCTGACTTTACTGCTCTTTTTATATATGGAAATAACTTATCTTCATTTTTACTATTTGAAATATCAAAGGCAATAGAACTTACTTCCTTTAATATTTCTTTTAGAACTTCTTCATCGTCTCGATAATTAGCTCCTAAATCCGCTATTATTTTTTCTAATTTTTCCATTCTATTGCCTCCTTATTATTCTGTTTTTGCTCTTGTTTTTGCTACTGTTGTATCTTGAACATAGAATATAGTATCTTCCATTAATGCTTGTGTACCTTTAAATAAGTAATCTTCTAACGCTACTGCATCATCGAATGGTATTTTTTCTGCACTATATTCTGATACATAATATGGTTGTGCAATAGCTCCATCAATCATAACTGCACAATGTACGCCATCTGGCATTCTTATTGATTCATATACTCTTACACTATCATACATACCAATTGCTTGTTCTTTTGGGTCTGTTCCATTTGGTAACTCATCAAGTATTTTTTTCATTCCTTTTCTATATGTACTATCTACTACAATTACAAGCATATCTGATTCTATTCCATCTATAAAATCATTTTTTAATGTTCTTGCTTTTTCTAGTAAATCATCTATTGTATCTTGTATAGATGCCTTTGCTTCCACTTTTGTTCCTTTTAATATTTCTTTAAAGAACTCTCTATCTAAATATCTAATTATAGCTGATTGATGATTTACTTTTCTTCTTTCTGCCATTCCATCAATACCATATAATTTAACATCTTTTCCTTGTAGCTCTTCTACTATTTCTTTATCATCATTGATATATACTTTAACTGGTTTTGCTTTTACTTTATTTCCCTCACCAGCTTTTCTTGCAGTTCCTTTATCTTGCAATTCTGCATTTACAAATCTTTTATATTCAATAACTCCACCCTCTGGGTTTCCTGAACCATTTTTAGCTTTGATTTGTTCTGATACTGCTCTTGCAGATACATTTTCTAATACTCCATTTAATACTTCTTTCAAATTTTCTTTTGTTGTACCATCTTGCATCATAATATTTAATGCTTCTTGTGTTATTTTTTCTTCCATTTAAAATTCCTCCCTTTTAATAACTAGCTCTAGATATTGATTTTCTATCTATTGTGCTAGATGTTTTAGTTATTGGTGTATCTTCTTTTAATCTTTCATTAACTGCTTTTTCTACAGCTTTATTAAATACAAATGTCATATTATCTATGTTTGTATTTAATTCTTCTGCAGTGGTAGTTTTAAAATTGATTAAATTTAATAAAGATACATCTAATCCTTTTTCACTTGCTATTGATAATGCTTGTTCTTTTAACTTGTAAGCATTTAATTCTGCAAGTGCATTTTCTTTTTCTGTTTTTTCTTTTTTTGCTTGATATTCAAGCTTTTGTTCTTTGTTCATTTTTTCTAATTTCTCAGCTTCTGATTTTTCGGCATCATTTATTTCTTGCCATTTTCCTTTTGCTGTTTCAATAGCTTTTTGAACTCTTCTATCAAACTCTGCTTGGTATTCTTTATTACTTAGTACCTCATCAAAAGTTTGTATTTTGTTTTCTGTTCCTACTGATTCTTCTGCCCCAGTATTAACATTCTTGTTTTCTTCTTCCATTTTTGTCTCCTTGTCCCAATCATTGCTTTCGCCCCAATTGTTACTTAAAATATTCTGTTGTTCTTTATAGCCTACAATCAGTAAAAAGGCATAAAAATAAGAGCTAGTCGACTTAGCTCTTGATTTATAATTTTAAAATTTTAATAACTTATTTATCTTTATTACCTATTTTGTATAATTCTACAAGTATACAATGTTTTATAAAAGCTAATAATGGCATAATTAAAACTGTATAAGCTGTAAATATTATCCAATACCATGTTGGCATTTGTAATTTAATACTTAATATAAGTAATAGTATCCACATTTTCTTCACTCTCCTTTTCAAACATAGCAGTATATTTTTTAGTAACTTCAAAATTTACTACTTCATCTGATGTTATTTTTGCATTTATAGAAATTTCTCTAACAAATTCTATATCGTTAGTTATATCATCTGCTCTTCGTATTAATTCTTGTCCTATGGCTTTTATTGATTTATTTACATTTTCTCTTCCTATTGGTATTAATATTTCTTTTTGCATTTTACACCTACTTTCAATAATAAAAGCACCTACAAAAGTAAGTGCTATTCATCATCTAAAATTTGTCTTTTTTTTCTTTCTTCTATTTTAAACTCTTCATATTGTTCTTTTATTTCCTCTGGTGTATTATTTTTCAACTTTGCATTTCCTTTTTCATCTCTATCTGATGATAACCACGCAATCCATTCATTATTTATTAAAGGTTTAATTTTTCATCATTCCTTTCATAACTTTTATTATTTCTTTGCTTAAAATATTAGCTTTTTCTTTATTGCAATAGTAATCTGTAAAAGCTTCTGCTATTGTTTCTGCTCTATTTCGATAAGCATAACTAGAAATACTTTTTATTATTCTTTCTTTTTTTATGCTATCATATATTTTTAAATTGTTAAAGGCTTTTTCTACAATATTATTCTCAGTTATATAATTATCATAATCAAATTGCATTGCTTTTAAATTTCCTTTATTAATTTTCTTGATAATTTCAAAACTTACCATATGCCCTAGTTCATGTATTACTATATCTTTATATGTTGTTCCTTTTACATTTATATGTTGTTTTATTCCCTCTTTATAAAATCTTTTTATATTTGAATTAAACACATTTTCATTTATTTCTATAATATAGTTTCCTTTTTTGGTAGGTCTAATTGCCATTGCTGAATCATCATTTATATTTACAACTTTATATTTTATATTATTATGTTTTAAATTAGGAAAATCTTTAAATACTTTCTCCATTCTATTAAGATTTTTTAACAATGCAATTCTATTGATTTTATTTAAATCTTTATTATTTAAAATTTTAATTCCATTTATTATAATATTTTCTCTTTCATCAAATATAATACTTTCTTCATCTTTTGTTTGCATTTGATATGTAATTGTACTTCTACACCAATGAAAATGATGAGAAATAGGAGGTAAATTCAAACCAACTACTAATCCATTGCATTTTATTCTTTGTATTTTTAAATCTTTTTGTGTTTCTCCATAATATCTATCAAATACATTTTCTTTATCTATGTAAAATATTTGTCCATCTAAGCTATGACACATATCTGTTTCTTTTCCATCTGTTATTGCTATAAACCTTACTTTTGCATTATTATCAATTTCTTTTATTCCTTGTATCTTAGCTTGATTATTTAACCCTATTAACTGATTATCCATAAATCCTGATATCTTGTCATTATTTATACATAATTTTGTATTTTGTTGTTGATTTATTATCCTCTGAAATTCATTATTTCCAATTTCTAGTTCTTTTTGTTGCTGAATGTTAATAAGTGCTTGCTTATATATTTGTTGTGCATTATATTGTATTGTCATTTGAATATATTGTTCTAAATTTGCTTGCTCTAACAAATATAAAAATAAAGCCATATCTATAATTGATATTGGCTTTTTCTTATTTTGTGCTTTTAATACTTCTTGTTGTCCTTGACCATAGTAATAATTTATATCTTCATACATTATTTGATTTTCATATTCATCTAGTTTGCTTTGTTCTTCTATATATACTCCATATATTAATAATTCTAGTATTTCACTATTTTTTACTCTAGTTCTATTATATATATTGTTTGCTAATATTCCAAAATGTCCTGTTAGGAGTTTTTTGTCTTTCCATTCTTCTATATATGTATTTGTCATGTTTTTAGTTTTATTGTCAGCTATATCATATATATTATCACTATTCAGATTTAATGTTTTGAATATCATCTGCAAGTTGTTTCTTGTCTGTTTGTTTATTCTTTGATATATCTGTTTTAGCTTCTTCATCTTTGAATTGTGTTCTTTCCATATCTTGTCCATCTTTTTCACTTCCTAACATTTGCATATTCTCCATATTCTTTTTCATATTTATTTCATTTTGGTTATCTATTTCTGCTAGTTCACTTTCACTATCTAATTCAAATGGCAAATGTTCTATTACTGTTTTATCGCTTAATAATCCTCTTAGTTTTAACCAATTATCTACAACTTCTTGGTTATTGCTTGGTAAGTTCCTCGTTAGTATTATTTCTATATCTCTAAAATCATAATTTGTATTTTTCTTTAGGTTTATTCTTGATGTTATCATTTCCCACATTCTAAGTAGTTCTTTTTCAAATAATTTGTCTGCTTGTTGTAGTACTTGATCAAGTGGAAAGAATTTCTTTTCTAATGCACTTGAATTGTCTGCATTTGTAAAACCCTGGTCTGTTACATTTGGTACGCCACTTATCATCAAAGCTAAATCTAAGCATGTCTTTTTATGGTTTTCTGATGCTGTATCGTTTATATCTTTTATTACCCATCCTATATCTCCTGTGTTATCTGGTGTATAGAATACTTTAGCATTTAATATTGCTTCATCTTCTTGTATTCTTGCAGGATTTTTTGTCATTACGGGATTTCCATTATCGTCTAATTTAATATTTCCATTTTCATCTTTTACTTCAATTAAATTTGGCTCTTTAGGGTCAAATCCAGTTATCTTTAATTTAGCATCATCATTATATTGGAATATATTTGCATTATTTCTTATTACTTGTTCATGCTTTTTAATTAATGTTATTACATTCTCAAATAATGCTAATCCATCTGGATTTTCTACTGCAAATATAGGAACATCATTCCATAAAACTTCTTTATTATCGTTTTCATTTTCTTTAAAATCTACTTTTGTGTCTTTATTTATTGTAGTTGTTTCTATTCCACCTATATAATGTTTTTTATAATTCTTTGTTATTAATTCTAAGTGTACATCTAATCCACCATTATTCGAATTTTCTGTCCAATATCTTAATAATCCTATCTTTTGAGATGGTGTTTCATAATTCCATATTGCTACACTTGTTAAACTAGATGTGTGGGCGTATACAACTTCATTATCTTTGTTTTCATATACTAGTCCATAGCAAGCTCCCGTGTTAATATAATCTTTTACACAGTCATAGAAAAAACTACCATTGTCATTATATTTTGTAATATAATCAATGATAGTTTGAAATTCGTCTGAATTATTTTTGTCTCCAAATATTTTATTGAATATCTTCTTTAATATTCCTTTTTGTGTTTCATTTATTTTCTTTACTTTATACTGTGGTTCTTTTCCACCAAAATATCCTGTTGCTATTGTAGATATATAGAACTCTAATGCTACTATCACATCACTTATATCATATTTTCTTGTATACCTGTCATATAGATACTTTCTATGTTGTAATATCGGTATTGCTTTCCCCCATAATATATTTATATTATTTGCTATATTTTCTTCACTTAAAAATTCTTCTGAATATTGTATTTTTTCTACTACTGACATCTTGTCCTCCTATATTATTCTATTATAACCAAATGTAATTTGCTTTTTGCTTATATATTTTTCAATTGCATATCTCATTGCATCCATCAAGTGGTTAAAATCGTCAATTGGTTTATTTATCTTGTTTCCAAACTTGTCTTCATCCCATGTATAATTGCTAATTTCAGTCAAGAAGTTTACGCATTTAGGATGTATTATTATCTCAAAATCTTGTATGAATTGTATTCCATTGTTTATACTATCTTTTCCTTTTAATGCTCCTGTTAATCTTCTTATTCCTAATCCCCTTAATTCATCTATTGATTTTGGTTCTGCACTGTCTCCAGTTATTTTTTCTTTTGAATAGCCCATTTGATTTATGCTATTGTATATAGCGTTGTTAGATAGTCCTTTCTTATACAGTTCATCAAATACATATATTTTTTTATTATTTAAATCTATTGCTCCACAAAATAGTGCTGTTGGGTCATTTGTGTATCCAAAATCTAGCCCAAAAGCACTATCTAAATTTCTTATTATATCTAAATCAAACTTTTCTTCTTTCCAATTTTCATATACTAATCCGTCTACAATACCCCAATTGCCTAATCCTGCAACTTGATATCTTCTTGGATTATTTTGTTTCATTCTTTCAAATACTTTTTTGTCTGCTTCATCTAACCATTCATTACACATATAATTAGTTGTTATTGCTAATATATCATCATCTTTAGCATCAAAGAAACGCTTTTTAATCCAATGATGTTCATTCCACGGATTAAATGTTAATGTTATTTGTTTAAATAATCCTTTTGGGACTTCTCCGCCTTATTGACTCATCTATTACATCAAAATCTGCTTCTTTTGTTATTTCGTATGCCTCTTCTATCCATAGCCAACATAAAACACCAATATCTACTGATATTGATGTTACTTTTAATGGGTCATCTAATCCCCTAAAATATATTTTTTGTCCTGTTGGCTTATATGTCATTTCAAGTGGACTTTCTTTTATTTCCCAGAAATCATCTACTTGTAGTCTATGTATTGCCCATTTTAATTCTGTAAAACAACTATCTTTTAATGTTCTATATGTTTTTCTTATAATTAAGGTATTCGCTTGTGGATATTTCATTATATTAGTTATAAACCATAATGCAGTTGTTTTAGATTTTTTACTTGCTCTTGAGCCTTTTACAACTCTATATCTCCCTTTAAAACTCCAAAATTGCTTATATCCTTTTCCTACAATATCTGGTAAATATAATCTATTAATCTGCAAGTTCATCATCTCCAGATATTACAATTGGAATACTACCACTATGTTCTACCTTGTCAGTTGGCTTATATCCAGCTCTATCTAACACATCTTTTATTGCTTGCATTTTTACATTTTCATTATTGCTTTTTAATAGTTTTCTTAGTTCTTGTTGTGCTTCTATTGCAAGTGAACCAAAATTTTCTTTCATTTGTCTTTGTATTTCTTCTTTAAATTCTTTATCTTTTTTCCACTTACAAATAGTCTTTTCTGTAATGTTAATTTCCTTTGCTATTTGTTTTTGTGTTTTGTTCTCTGTAATTATTAAATTTATGCATTTTATTTGACTTTCTGTTAGCATTGGTTCACCTCCTTAAAATTAACCTTTATTAACCTTTTTTTATGTTTTGATTAATGTTCATTAATTACTTCTCCTACAAATTTATCGTCTGCATATAATAATGTTTTTTGATTTTCTGTATATCTTTCTACTATTTCATTTATAAAATCATTACTGCTTGCTACTATTTCACATACATCTTCACAATTAAATTCTTTTTCTTCTTGATTGTGTCCATATTCATACATCCAAACATGACTCAATTCATGTTTCAATGTTTTAACTATATTAGCTTGTTTTTCTAATAGAAGAACTTCTTGTGTTTTATATATTGTTACTCCTAATGTTCCATCTTGCTTCATTTCATTATTCATTGTTGCTTCATCTACTGTTTTTATTGTCCATTCTGTATTATTTATTTTAAATTTCATTCTTTTCCCTCCTAAATTATGTTACTAAGTTATCGACTTCTTTATCTTTCTTACAATTTTCGACATCTTTTTAATTTTTATCATGTTATATTTTATTCCTCGTGTTTTTTTGAAAAGAAGGTGTTGAAATTGAATAAAATTGGTACTGTTACTGTATCTATTTATAAATCTGATGATAAGAATACTACTTCTTTTGATGTTAAATCAGATAATGAAGATGTTATTCAAATCTCTTATATTGTCGAAGATGCTTTGAAATCGTATTAGACTGACTGTTGTTAGTCTTATTTTTATCTTTGCTTTCTTTCAACTTCTTATAATACTCTTTCATCTTATATTCTCTTACTATTTCATCTGCTATTTTACTCATACTTTATACCTCTTTTTCATAAGCACTACATCTTGTATATATATTATCGCTATTTTGAAATACTCTTATTTCACATTCAAATTTATCTTTGTTCTTACAGTTCTTACAATGCTCTTCTATGTACTTTTGTATTCTTTCTTGATTATTCATTTGTTTTCCTCTTTTCTTTTTGGGTGCGAGTACGAGAATCGAACTCATTTTTTGTAGCTTATGAGACTACTAAGATACCTTACCTACCACTCGCAATATATTAGAAAATAGAGCCATGCTCGATTGAACATAGCTCCGCAAAAGATATTTCTTTTTCTATTAGAACTCACTAGATAACTTTTTATAGCTATATTTCTATAGCCTTTGGCAATATCTTTATTACAGTTTCTAGAAAACTTTTTTGTAATAAGTATTGCAGAGTTTTATCAAGCATAATAAAAGAGCTGACATTTATAACATCAACTCTTACACAAACAAATTTTATTATAGTAAATACTTTAACTCTCGGTCTAATGAGCAATTTCTTGCTGAGCCACTTTTACTATTGTTATTATACTATATATCATTGTGCACATTCCGTTATTTTTGTGCAATAAATTTATTTTTATAAATATTTCCAAATATATCCTCCTGCTGTTTTTGTTTTTCCTCTACAACAAGCTTGTATATTTTGTCCACAAGCATTTCCATCTTTCCATGCTTCTGAAGCTGAATTATATATTTTGATAAGTTCTCCATCTTTGCTATATTTAGCCACTTTTTTTAAAGGTATCTCTCTTTTGCTAATATATATTGTTTTATCCTCATTTACAATATTATATGACTTTCCATACTTTTTATATTTTGATATTAGCATTTTTTCTATTTTTCTTGCAATCCATCCATAATATGTTTCTGCAACTATTTCATGTTTTATATTATCCCATCCATAGAATTTAATAGCATTATAAAATTCTTTATTTTCTTTATATCCTTTTCCTTTATTCCATCTTTGTTTTGGATTTTTGCTTAAACCCACATAACACTTATAATTTGGACAAGTATGTATGTATATGTAGTATGGTTTATTTTCTCTATAGTTTATGTCTTTATTTACTATATTCTCCATTTTTTTCACCTGCTTTCATGTATTTTACTAATGCTGTTCCATGCAACTTTCTTGTATAATCATATTCTTCATCTATCTCATTTGATACTTCAGTTAAGTTATAACCTTTAATATATCTAAAATAAAGTATATTTTTATATGGTTGTTCTAACTTATCTATTTTAGATTCTATTTGTATTTGTTTTTCTTTTAATTCTTTTAAATAGATTCCTAGTTCATTTGTTAAGTCTAATATTTCCACTAATGCTTCGGCCATTTTATCTTCTACTTTTTTGCTTCCTTTGGGCATATCTGATAAAGTAGTAGTTATATTATTTACCAAACTTTTTCGTTCTTTTATATCTTCTATTCTTTCTTCTACCCATTTTTTATTGTAAATATAATCTTTCAATTCTCTTTTAACTTTTTCTATTTTTTGTTTTAATTCTTCTTTTTTATTATCTTCTCTAGTCATATCTTTTGTGCCTCCTTTTTATATTCTCTCTAATCAACTCATCTTTAAAACTATCTAATATGTCATATGCTTTGTTTACTTGCTCTTGATTGTATTTTCTTTTTTCTAAGCTTATAAAGTCTATGTTTTCTAATTTGCTCATTGTGTTTACTACTATGTTGTATATGTGGTTTATTGTCATTTGTATCACTCCGATTCTTTATTGAACTCGCTTTCAAATTACTATTTATTCCATTTTTTCTGTTTCATTTTCTTTAATATTAATTTAGTTTCATAATAAGTTAAGCCAACGCAAGTATTGCCTATTCCTAAATTATCAAATAATTCTTTGTCATAAGATTGAATAATATGTTTTCCACTTTTTTTATGACATAACGCTACAACTTGTCTATATCCATATTGTTTATTATCACGTTCATATATAACAATATAATTATTATCATCAATCTTTTTAAATCCTAAATCTTCTATTTTTTTATCAACTGTTTTAAATATCTTTAACATCTTCTTTACCTCTCTTTCAAATATTTATACTTTTTCTATAAGATTAATTAATTTCGACTTACTTAAGTTTCCTTTTGTTTCTTTAATAAGATTTATTATTTTTGTTTTAATTTCCTTTTGCGTTTTTTGAACTGACTTTTTTATTGTTATTTCTATATTTTCTTCTTTTTCTTTTATTCGTTGTTTATTGCATTCTGCCTCATTTACCAATTCTTCTAAATCTAATATTCTTGTTACTTTTTCATCAATGGTATGCTTTAGTTTTTCTATTTGTTTTTGATTTTCTTCATCTCTCATTTTAAATTCATTTAAGGTTGCTAATGTTGCATTATGTATTGTTTCTGCAGTTTTATATTCTTCAATTTTATTTTCTAGCTCTTGATTTTTCTGTTTTACTTCTCTTATTTCGTTATAACCATCTATCATAAATTGTCTTAAATCTTTTAATTCTACAATTCTTTTTTCTGGTACTTTGTCTGTTATTATTAAATCTGTCGTGTTTTCTTTTTTATTAAATATTTTAAACATCTTCTCACTTCCTTTTCAAATATTTATATATTACTCTCTCAACATAAGCTAAAGCTTCATAACTTGTTATAAATCTTCCTGAATGTCTGTGTCTTACTTCACTTCTTATTATTCTTATTTGTTGATTATATTGTCTTTTATATATTAATGCTAATTTATCTTTACTTAAGCCTTGTTTCCACTTCTCTATTATTTCTTTGTCTTGCATTGCTACACCTCAAGTATAGTATGCTCTATTTTGTTAGTTTCTTTCCATTTTCATAAAAACTATTTGTGGTAAAATGACTTCTTTTCTAGTCATTTCTTTTAATGGCCCTTCGTTATATCTTTTACATTCATTTTTATAAATAGGTATTCTTACTGAATTATATTCTGATACTTCATAACAACCTAATTTATTTATTATTTTATAAATCCAATCTGTTAATTTGTTATTATTCTCTATTAATGCTCTATTATTATTTTCTAAAATGTCCATTTTGTTTTCTAAGTGACTTATTTCAATTTCTAAATCATATATTTTGTCTTGTTTTATATGACTTTTCTCACTATATCTTTCTATTAAATCTAATTTTTCTTTATATTTTTTCTTACTTATAAACATACTATTTCCCCTCCAGCAATTCTTGTAATTCCTTTTCTACCTTTTCTCTGGGTATACTGTCTAATAATGCAGATGTAAGCTCTTGTTTTTCTTTTATCAATGTTTTACAATGTTCTTTTAATTTTTTGTGTTTTTCTTTCGATATTGAATTTTCTATATGTTTTAATAATACTTCTAAATCGTTTTTGTTAACAATGCAACACCCATTTGTTAATTGTGAATATGTTGCATTAAACTTCACTCTATTTATTGCTTCTTCTAATTCTTTATTCATCTAACCACCCCCAATTCCTTACATTTTTCATTTATTGCTTGTAGTTCTTGTATTGATAAATCAAAATTATCTTTTGTGTATGCTTCTTTATTTATTGCTACCAGATTTATAAAAGGTTTAATATAAAATTTAGGATTATATATTTCAATTATTTTAACAATTGTTCTAAAGCCATCATCTTCTATCGTTTTTTTATATGTTATATTTTCAATTTCATTTTCATATATATTTTCTTCTGCCTTTTCATATTCTAAACTCTTAAACATCTCATCTGCTTTACTCATTGCTTGTCCTCACTTTCTAATCCTTTTTAAATTTCTTGTTATATTTTCTATTACTTCATAGATTTCATATCTTGTCATATCATCATATGTTTTTAATTCTTCAGAAGCTTCTTCAAATGTATCGAATTTATCTGCTACACTTATGCCTGTTTCACATTCTCCATTATTAGCCATATAACACAAATTATCTAAATCTACTATTACATAATATTTAGTACTCATCATTTTCCCCTTTCAATATTTTTAAAATTTCTCTTGTTTTCGTCTTAAATGCTTTTAATCTAATTTTTCGATAATTATTAATATAATCTTCACTATTTACTTTTTTACTTATATTTACTAAATCTTCTTCTAACTTCTCTATTAGCTTTTGCTTGTCTGATTCTAATTTTTCTATTAAATTTGAAATTATTACTATAGCTTCATTTTCTGTATCACTTAATCTATTGCATTCTATATTATTAAAAATCAATAATGCTTCTTTCTCTTCTTTACTTAGCATTGTTCTTTCTCCTTTATAATAAATTCTCTTATAAATCTATTTGCATAGTCACTTGATATTAAGCTTCTTTCAGCTTTGTTATGTACTTTTTTTATTGTCAATTTAAATCATATTCTAACTTTTGTATGTCTGTCCATTTCTTTTGACCACATGCATTTCCTCTAAAATATAATTGTATTTGGTCTTCAAATCTTGTGCAAGGAAAAAACGCTAATATCATGTCTTTACTTGTTATCTTGTCAAATATACTATCTTTATTTTTATATGCTTTTTCTATTTCATTAAATAAATCTATAACAAGATCTGTCTCATTAAATTCATTTTGTATATCATAATCTATTGCTTCATATCCTAATTTTTTTAAATTCATTTTTTGAATGTTCCACTTTGTTCAAATAAACAATGTATCATTTTACTTTCCTTTCAAATATTGTTTAAAACTCCATATAAGTTTTTTTCGTTGTTAATTATCCTTATTATGTCTTTCCAATGTTCTCTTTCTTCTATTATATTTTTATTTTTTTCTTTGTCATCATTAATATAGTCTTTTATATCTTCTGTTCTAAAATCAACTTCTTGTTGTGCATAATCTTTAATCCATTTTATTATCTTATCTTTCTTTTCTAGTTCTGATTGTTGGTTTTCATATTTTTTTATTACTGTTTTTATTGCTAGTTGATTAGCTATACCAATCCAGCTAGAATGTTTTTCTTTTATTAGCTCTTTACATCTTTCTATTGCTTTCTCTTCTTCTGTCATATTTACTCCTTTCTTAATCTTTGTACTGCTAAATCTATATAACTTGATATAAATACTGTTGTTATTAATATTTTACGTATATGATTAAATAACAATATATCTACAAATGCTACGATTACTGTACATACTATTGCTTGAATTGTAACTATTAATATATCTTTCATTACTCCTCCTATGTTATGCCATTTTCTATTTCTTGACATCTATATTTCTTCTAATTCAACTATAATTTTGTTTTCTTCACCATAATCTTTTAAAACTAGTAATGCTGACACTTGACTATCATCTTTATATGCTAGTCCATTCAAAGCATCTAAAATCGCTTTTGCAATATTATCTGCATCTGGCTTTTTAGTATAATTTACTTGAAATAATAGTTCTTCTTTTTTCTTTTTGCTTATTTTTTTAGGCGGTTCAAATACAGCTATTATTTTAGCTTTGAACGGTTTTACACTTAATTCTGTTCCTATATTATATTTACTCTTGAATGCCCATTTTACTTTTTCTTCAAATGTACTAGTTTTTGTTGGTGTATATATTGCACCTGTTTTTTTATTTATTCTTGGTCTTTCTTTTCCTATTGCTTTTTCTTTTATTTCAAAGTTATATTTCATCTTTTATCTCCAGTTCTTCAGTTAAATACTGATATGAATATTGCGGATTATTTTGTCTATTTTCTATTGCTTTTAAGTTCTTTAATGATTGCATTATATCTTTCTCTATAAATTTATTTTTATATTTATCAATAAAGCTAGCTTTTATTGAATTTACTATATCTATTTCGTCTTTTACTATTCTTCTTTCTTCTCGTACTTTTTTTAATTGTTTTATCAATTTACAAGACTGACTAGCACTTAATTTATGATTTTCTACATAATGTAATATTTCATCTTGTTTTATATCTGCTATACTTTGTCGTGATTGTAATTCTTTTAGTCTTTTATCTGTATTTTGAAATAATTTAAGTATTAATTTTAATAACTCTTCTGCAGACATCTTTCTTTTGTTCCTCCTCTATATAATTTTTGCATCTCCAAACTCCGTTTAAAGTTATCTAATTCCAATCTATTACAGCCACTACATTTTGCACATTTTCCTATTAATTGTGGATAATTGTATTTCATAAGCTAGTCCAATCTAGGAATATGTTGCATATTCTCTGCTACCATATCATCTAAAAAATATCTTTTATAATCTGTCTTTTCTCCATATCTGTTCTTGCTACTTTCCCATTTTGTTATAAATTCATATCCTTGCTCTTTTAATTCTTTTATTCTTGTTGCTAATTGTGTTATTCCCAAGTCCTTATAAGCTTCTAAACTTGTTATGCTTCCAAATTCTCTTATGTAATTTATTATTCTTTGTCTCTGATTTATTTTCATTTGTTCTCACTCTCCTTTATAATCCTAGCTCTGTAGCTAATGGTGTATAATAATTAGTTCTATATCTTTCTTCTGGATATTCCCAACCTTTATATTGCTTTTGTTTTCCACA